GCTTGTTCCAACATTCTCGACGACAAACGTACCATCCATTTCTAATAGTGCTTCAATTACTGCCGAATCGTTCAACGTCGAAGAGTTTTCAAAAAACTTTCTAACTTTCATGATTTATTCCTTCAAAACCATATTTATCAGGTGGCGCCGTAAAACCTTGGCCTTCAGGCCAGGGATATAAGGCGTGCTTTTTAACTCGTTCCAATAGTATATGTTAGTGAAACCATTTTGTCAAGTGCTTCGACGAAATAATTTCATCAGAATTAAATAATTGTATAAATACGTATATGAAACAATTACTCGCATTCAAATATCGGATTTACCCGACAAAGGATCAAGAAATCCTCTTGAGTAAAACCTTTGGCTGCAAGCGAGCAATCTTCAATCATTACCTAGAAGTGCAGCAAACCAGATACAAAAACAAAGAACCTCGGTTAAGCAATTTCGACATCAACAAAGACATCACCAAACTAAAAGATGAGAAGGAATGGTTAAGGGAAGTCGATTCGGTTGCTCTACAATCTTCTGCTGAAGATCTAACAAAAGCATATGACAATTTCTTCAAATCCGTAACTGGTAAAAGAAAAGGTCCAAAGATTTCGCCACCGAAGTTCAAGAACAAGAATTCACGTCAGTCGTATCGAACTCGTAATGTTCGAATTAATGAAGACGGTTCGTTACAAATACCGAAACTAAAGTCAGTCAAAGCAGCCATCCATAGAGAAATCCCAGAAGGATCGGTGATCAAGACAACGACCATTTCGAGGAATCCAGATGGAAGATATTATGCATCAATTTTAGTAGAAACAGAAGTAGCACTGCAACCAATGACCCATAGGGAAGTCGGTTGCGACCTCGGGTTAAAGGATTTGCTTATCACCTCAAGAGGTATAAAATTTAAAAGACCAGATGAATTACCGAACATTGCGAGAACCAAGCAATTGTTAAAAGCAAAGCAAAAACAGTTCGCAAGAACTGAAAAGAGTAGCAAAAATCACGAATCTTTAAGACTTCAAGTGGCACGTTTATATTCAAAGGTCACCCGACAAAGAAATGAATATTATCATCTAGTTAGTAGATACTTGGTTGATAACTATGACTCCATCTATGTCGAAGACTTGTCGAGTAAGAACATGCTACAAAACAGGAAGTTGAGTCGAGCGATTCATGAGGTAGCTTGGTCAACCTTATCTGGGATGATCCAATATAAATCATCTTGGGCTGGTAAAACTTATCATCGGATTGATCGTTGGTACCCAAGCTCAAAGACCTGTTCTAGTTGTGGTCATAAACTTGAAACACTTGACCTCGGCACCAGAGAATGGACTTGTCCAGATTGCGGAACTCATCATGATCGTGATTTGAATGCTGCTATGAACATTCTTCAGGTCGGTCAAGCCGACTGCTACGGAGAAGCAATAAAGTCGCATGCAATAGGCGACTTGGGAGAAATCCCATCGGCCCTACAGAAAATGATCATTAAAATCGAGAGATCCAATGTTGATACGTTGGTTGGTCATGGGAGTGGGCAAGCCGCGTCCTATAAAGGACGCGGTAGTTGACGCTTAGCCTGTCGACTCAGCATCACCCAAAAGGGTTTCGGCCAAGATTTGAAACTCTTCGTCTTCCGAAATCAACTCATTCAGATTGTTCTTAAAATACGTTTTGGCAAGTTTCCGTAGATGTTTGGGAGCAATCTTATACTTTTCCGAAAGAGCCTTGATTTCTTCTGAAATAAACGATCTCTCTCCTGCAATACGAATCTGACAATCGCCGATTTCTTTAATCGACTTCATAATTGTGTCGCGAACTTTAGGATCCGCTAGTACGTTGGTAATGCTTGATTGGTCAATTTCTTTCATCTTTCATTTTCCTAATTGAATCTTCGTTCAAATGTCGTCTAGCACTGCTTGAATTTCATCTGGATCAATTGCTTGGCCACAGACAAGCTGGTCTTTGACGTATCCCAATGCTTCGTAAAGTTCATCAGCATCATTGGCAACCTTTTTCAATCTTTCACCATCTACGTAATTCGCGACGGCCACTTTAATGATTCCTCTTCCGTCACGAACATCTATTTCAAATAGATACATTTCGTTTCTCCTCATCGTCCCATGCCTCTAAAAATGCGTCGAGAGAACTGAAGACGACGCTTCATGTTTTTAGGGGGAACTGAAGAAAAGAATGGCAAATTATATTCGCCTGTGGCAAACTCATTTCCGCATTCCGACATACGAACAAAATTCATCTTCGTTCCTTTATCGTCGGCATCAGCTGTTGCGAACTTTACAAATGGGACTTGTTGATATTTGTACATTTTCTTTCTTCTTAATCGCGTTAGAAAACAACTTTACTTAACATCTCCAGAAACTTTCATGTTTCCTCTGATATGCATTGTCCCATTGACTACTGCATTTCCACGAATCTTTGCGTTCGAATAGACACTCGCACAATCGCAAACCTCTGCATTCTCAAAAACTTCCGAGTCTCCAGCAACCCACGAGTCACCACAAACCTTTGCGTTTCCGTAGATCATTGCATTTCCATAAACCCATGCGTTCTCAAAGACTTGTGCGTCGTCAAACACCATTGCGTTTTCATAAACCCAAGAATCTCCATCTTGGGACAAATTTGCTTCGGACGCAATCCAGCCGCCAAGATCACCGGCCTTTACATTGCCGAAGTCCTTGAGTGCTTTGATTTGGAACAGGCCGCGGTCGTTCTTGATATCCGTCAACTCATATTTCATTTTATTACTCCTTCACTGTTTAACCACTATAAACAAATTATAAAAGAAGTCTGAGAGAATGTCAAGAACTTTTCGAAATTTTTACAAAAAAATGTGGAGGACATTTTGACATGTCTTCCACACATCCAACATTAGAACGGGATGTCGTCTTCGTCGCTTGCCAAGGATTTGAAGAAGTCGTCGTCATCGCTGTTTAGGACAGTCTCTTTCTTCTCTGCTCCCCGCGATTGTGTCGGCTTTTCAAATGGGGTTTCGGTTTCCTTAACTCCACTTGTCATTGCCTCAAGCTCTTTTTCTGCCTTGGCATCTTCAATGCCGATGATAGAATTGAATTTCTTGGTCAGCTCTTCGAACGATTTGAAATGCACTGGAGAAACGATCTCTTGAAGATCAGTCATTTCCTCAAGAATAGCCTCCAACTTCTTTTCATCTCCGCCGAACAAATCCTCTGCTGGAGATACCTCGGACAGATCATAGTTACGATAACCTTCGACCTTCCGAATCTTCAACTTCATAATACATCCGTCGAAGAAAGCAAACGGATCTCGTGGCTCTTCACCAAACTCTGCTGGGGGATCCATTGCCAATTTCAGCTTGTCAAAGATTTTAGCACCGAACTTGAACTTGAATACCTTGCCTTCACATTCGGGTTTCTTTGCATCAGTGATGACAATAATGTTCGCAATATAACTCATCTTACGTTTGCGTTCGCGAGCAACTACTTTATCCGATTCAATGCCAGAATTCCACAGAATAGAATTCTCTACACAAACTGGACATTCTTGGTTTAATGTAGTCGGACAGTTCTCGATAAACCATTTCCCCTTAGGTCCTTTGAACCCATGGGAATACATCTTTACGAACGGCAGACCGTCTTCTGTTTTTGCTGGAAGAAAACGAATCTTTGCAAAGCCGTTGCCGTTCTCGTCTACTGTTGGTTGCCAAAATCCTTCGTCGTCCTTTGCAAACTTGCCTGCGGATGCTTCTTCGGCAACATTCTTTTTCAACTTGTCTAGTAGGGACGATGATTTGTTTTTCTTTAGTGCGCTTAAATTTATAGCTGTCATGTTTCGGGTCTTCCTTATGGTTTGGGTCTTACAATTAGTTTTGGGTCTTGCTGTATATTTAGCTCAATTTTAACAGCAATGTATCTGACGTGAGTCGACTTGAGATGGTTCCTTCGACTGACGTAATCGAATCAAAAATCTTCTTCAATTCAGATACCGATTTGTTGACAATTTCCTTCACAAAGAGATCTGGTTTCCGAATGGTTTTCCACAACGACTTTTCCAAGTCATATCCACGAATAGACGTTCCAGAAACTGTCAATCCAGCTGGTTCGGTTGAAACGAAGAATCCAAACTTACGACGGACGACGTCATAAACCCACAGTTGACGAGAGCCAACAATTCTAATTGGGTTCACTGATTGAATGTTGAATTCTTCGCTCTTCCCCAAATAATTCAGCTTCTGAACAACCTTTGCGGCGTTCACTTTTTTGACCACTGGGGCCTTGACTCGAGTTTTACGAGTCGCATGAACGAATGAGGAAATTCGTTCTTTTAGTTTTTTCATTTCCGATTTCAGTGTTTTTGCAGTCGTTTGGTTATATTGATCTTCGTTCTCCTTAATATCTAACAGAAGAGATTCAATTTGCTTAACACCTTCTGCCAACGACTTTGCATCGTGGCCATTTACATCGATTTTAATTGGCTTGTTAAGCACCAATCCATCGATGAAATATTCCAATTCTTCGAGGAAGAGATTGGGTTTGGGTTGAACAACCCGAGCTGGTTTAACTTCTACTTCTACTTCGTC